TGGAGTCAACTTAAATGGTTCTGACGGCAATTTCCCTATTGCACAATACACAGCGTTTTGGAACAACTTTGCATGGGCTGCTAAAACTCGTGAAGATGGAACTTATGAAAATTCTAGGTTGCGTTGGTCTAACGCTAACTTTCCTGAGAAATGGACTTCTACTGACTATGTAGATATTGATGAAGGAGAAGTAGGGGATTACATTACTGGATTATTGCCGTTGTCTGATCGTTTGCTTGTGTTTAAGAATAATAGCGTTCATGCTGTATATGGTTTTGATTCTGATTCTTTTGAAGTAGTAGCCTTATCCCGTGATGTAGGGTCAATAGCTTTATCTTCACCTGTTTCGACACCGTATGGGGTTTTCTTCTGGCATGGACGTAACGGCGTTTATTTATATAACGGTGAAACGTTTGTAAATGTTTTTGAGAAATTACGTCCAGCGATAGACAATGGCAGAATTAGTTTTACTACTGCTCCTCAGTTGGCTTGGTATGAAAACCGCTTGTATGTCTCTGTAGACATGTTGAAATTCTATACTACGAGTTCTGACAGGGAACGTCATACATTTATTTTTGATCCAAGTATTCAGTCGTGGACTTTAACTGATATAAAGGTAGCTAGTATGCATGTACATACTCCTCCTACAGGAGATGTTTTGTTGTTAGGGGCTTCAGAGTTTAGCGGTTCTAGCGATAAGGGGCGTTTGGTCAAAATGGAACAAGACTTAACGACAGATAGCTATAATGGTAGCGCTTCAACTCATATTACTTCTCATTTTACTACTCCGTGGATTTCTGGGACTAACCCTGTGGTTAAAAAACGTTGGGGAAGGCCTCAAGTAGTTCTTGATGCTGCTTCGACTTCTACTATGGCTATCGATGTGTATTCCGACTATGACAAAGCTTCTACTAATAAAACTGTTTATTTGAATGTTGTTGGTAGAGACTCTAGTTCTACTTGGGGGGCTGATTCGTCTGGTTCGACTACTTGGGCTTCTTCTGCTGATTCAGAAGGTGCGCCTCTAGGTGGAAATGGTGTTTGGGCTTCTGAAGCTGCTGCAAGCATTACTGATATTATTCGTTTACAAAGTTTGGGTTTGTCTAAATCTGTCGCTTTGAAAATTAATGGGCCTACTCAATCTGTTAATTGGGAGGTCAATGGGCTTATGTTTACTTACAAACCGAGGAGATTACGCTAATGCCTTTAACTATTACAAATGATAACTTTCAGGCTGGTAACGCAATAGTTGCTTCTGAAATCAATACTAATTTCACTGAAATTGAAAACTATATCAATAACAGTATGCCTTCTTTAGGGACAGCAGCTACATTTACTGCGCTTATGACATTTAACGCTGGTGTTACTTCTACTGGTGGTACTACAACGTTAGGAACTACTACTGCTACAACGTTGACGACTTCTGGGGCAGGTGCTAGCGATAACAATGTTCAAATTACTTTTGCTGAAGGCTATGCAATTCACGCTGACAATGCTGGTTCGGGATCAGACAGTTCACGGTTATGGTTCGAGGCCCCTAATGAAGGCGAAATAATTTTGGGTCCAAGAGGAGGGGGTTCATTTTTGAATCGGCTTCGTTTAAGAGCTACTACTACTTTGATTGAAGGAGCAGTAGACCTTAATGGCGATTTAGATGTTTCTGGAACAGCCAATTTAGATGCTGTTGATATTGATGGTGCTGTAAACATTGGTGCTAATTTAACGTTTGCTGGCTCTGTTACGGGCGCTAACCCTATTACTAAAGTCGCTTACAACTCATCCTCTGGTGCTGCGACTGAGGCTTCTAACACTATTAATAACCCTGTAATTTACATTTGTACCGCTGACCCTACAGAGGCTTCTAATGGCGATATTTGGATTCAACGATAATGGCTGCATTTAAGGTTCGACATGGCGGTAGCTGGACTACTATTGCTAATGGCACAGCTATCAAAGTACGTCACGGCGATGAGTGGGTTAACCCTACTAAGGTTAAAGTGCGTCATAATGGCGGTTGGGTTGATGTTTGGTCTAAGTCTGATCCTGTTAAATATACGTTTGTAGCTAACAGATCTAAATACTTTAGGCACACTGATGGAAGTTGGGGTAGTAGTCCTAGCGCTGCTTCTTTAAGAACTGGGGCGTGGAATGTTGACTCTGGTGGGGGAACGTACTCTAACTCAACTTATGTTGGTGTATTTGGTTTTAGCACAGAGTCTGGAGGGCAGACATTAGCTCAAGTTCTTGCAGAAAGACCTTATGTTACTAGTGCTGCGCCTACTGCTGGAGGTTCTGCTGAGAACTCTATAAAGGTAAGAAGGCAAACCCCAACGTACACAGGATATGGGAGTGCATACGGCACATGGTATCTTGGCAAATACACAGGGGATACCACAGACGGATCTCCTGATGCTGATGATTGCAACCAAACTGGAAAACTAACTAAAACAGTTGCTTCAGGATCTCCTATAACTGCTGGAGGGTATTTAACGTACACTCCATCTGTGTCGGAAATGCAAGTGTTGGCAGATCATATGGACACCAACCCACTGTGGATTACAAACAAAAACAGTATAGCTAACATAAAAGCTGCTGGGGGCTTTACTAACACAGAGTACCTTGTTTTTTACGGAACAGGGGAAACAACGCCTCCAACTCTTACATTAACTTTAGATTATGTGGCCCCATGAGATTAGAGGGAAATTGTTAAGTGCCTAAAGATATTCAATATACCAAAATTTTAGATCCTGTAGTTCAGATCTCTATGACTAATGGGCCAGATTATGAAGGAACGTATTCCTCTGGTACAACATATGCTGCTGGAGATGTTGTTACATATAACGGTTCTTCGTATATTGCTCGACAAGCTACGACTGGAAATACACCAAGTGATTCAGCTTATTGGCAGACTTTAGCTGCAAGTGTTACTGGTCCTACGGGAGCTACTGGTTCTACTGGGCCGACTGGACCCACAGGTCCTAACGGCCCTACGGGTCCTACAGGGCCAAATGGCCCCACAGGGCCTACAGGCCCAACAGGAGGAACAGGACCTACTGGACCTACAGGCCCTACAGGGCCAACTGGTGCTAATGGTAATACAATATTAAATGGTAGCGGAGATCCTAGTGGACCGACTGGTTCTAACGGCGATTTCTATATCGATACAAACGACAATGAAATTTTTGGACCTAAAAGTGGAAGTGGTTGGGGATCAGCCACATCACTTGTAGGCCCAACAGGTCCTACAGGGCCAACAGGTCCAACTGGGGGAACTGGTCCTACGGGTCCAACTGGTCCCGCTGGACCTACAGGTCCTGCTGGACCTACAGGTCCTGACGGTCCTAATGGACCTACTGGTCCAACTGGGCCTGCTGGCCCTACTGGGCCTGCTGGCCCCACTGGTTCTACAGGTCCGACTGGGCCTACAGGCGCACAAATTCTTAATGGTAGTGGGGACCCTTCTGGCCCTACAGGTTCTAACGGTGACTTTTATATAGATACTGGGGATAACGAGATCTTTGGCCCTAAGTCAGGTTCTGGCTGGGGTTCTGGTACTTCGTTGGTGGGACCTGCTGGGCCTAGTGGCCCTACTGGTCCCGCTGGGCCAACTGGACCTGCGGGGGGAACTGGTCCTACTGGACCAACGGGTCCTACTGGACCTGATGGTCCTGATGGCCCTACAGGTCCTACAGGCCCTACAGGACCAAGTGGTACTGGACCTACAGGACCCACAGGACCCACTGGGCCTACAGGTCCTGACGGCCCTAGTGGGCCTGCTGGTAGTACTGGTCCTGCTGGACCTGCTGGTCCTGCTGGACCAACTGGCCCTACTGGACCGACTGGTCCTGCTGGTACTCCTGATTTTAGCTCTGTTGCTGCTGATATCGTTCCTGATGCTGACTCGACAAGAGATTTGGGAACTTCAAGCAAGTTTTGGGCTAAGGGTTATATAGATGAACTTAATATAGCTACTACAGGTCCAATACTAACTGAAGGTGGTAGTAACTCTTTAAGAATAGACAGCGGTGATGGCTATATTGATATAGGGCCTATGAACACAAGCTATGTCCATTTTTACACGGATAGAGAAAACTTTGCATTTGGCACAACTCCTTCTGGAGGTAGCCAAGGTGTAGACGTTATTATTACTGACACAGCAATGTACCCATATACCACTAATGCTCTTGATTTGGGTATTGATTCAAAGTATTGGTATAGGGCCTATATTAACGAGTTGTATATTTCTAATGAAATTGTCGCAGGTAACGGTAGTAGCGGTGACCCTTCGTATTGTTTTAGTGGTGATAACAGCGCAGGCATGTACCTTGTTTCTTCTGGAACGCTAGGTTGGTCTATTGCAGCAGCAGAGTTATACATGAACGCTACTTCTCTTTACCCTGCCTACAATGAAGGACTTTCTCTTGGTAAATCAGGTAATGTTTGGAATCATTTCTACTTAGGTCAGGCTTACACGTTCTCGTCAGGTGGATATTACACGCTTCGTTCTAGAGACTCTGACCGTCAGGTGATGGAATATGTTTCTAGTGAGCGCTTTAAAAAAGATATTGTTGATTTACCTTTGGAGGAAGCGTATCAAATACTAGATGCTAGACCCATTAAGTTTAGGGGTATAGAAGATGATGAGACTGTTCCTCTTGAAGCAGGGTTATCTGCTGAAAGTTTGCACGATGCAGGCTATGAGTACGCTGTTCGTTATGATGAGGGGCATTGGGGGGAAACCCCAAGAGGTATCTACTACGATCAATTAGTGTCTCCTTTGATTAAGATATGTAAAGATTTAAAAACTCGTATAGAAGTTTTGGAGGCAGGATAATGGAAGAACAATTACCAGCAGATGCAATACTGCAAGAACTACAGACACGTTACCCACAGGAGTTGCTTATTTCTGTGCAAGCGGTGCGTATTGCGGCGTTGCTTAACCATATTAAAGAATGTGGGTGCGAGCATTGTGCCGAACACGCTGGGACAATAAAGGAATAGTTAGGAGATATTTATGGCCATGAATTATGAAGATATAACGGCTGGGGCTATGGGTAAACTCGCTGGAGAGTTCTCGCCTACTTTTTGGCAGAACTCTTGGAACACTGCATTGGGTGTAGGCAGAAGAGAATTAGATAGAGCTAATTTGACTAAGGAATACACTGCGGGGAATATAACTCGTGGAATGCAGAGAACTCAAGCAGAGCGTGCTTTAGCAGGTAGTTATAACCAAAGAGGAATGCTTGATAGCGGTCAATACCAATACGGCGGAAATGTACTTAAAGATGTTTTTGATCAGTTGCAAGGTAGAGCGTTAGATAAATATACCTCAGCTATGGATATGAGTTATTTGGAAGATGAAATGGCTGGTGATCAATTAGGTCAGTTAAAAGATCTTTTGACTAGCGGTCAGTACCAAGCTGCTGTTGCAAACATGATTAATCGGGCAGGAGGTATGGCTTAATGCCACAAGAAGATGACGACTATTTTGGTGCTGCACAGCCAGTAGCTGACGCTATTGGGACAGCTATTGGTGAAGTTTTTGACATTGGTGACCCTAATGATGCAGGGTTAGACGAGCATATTGTTACGGCAGCAAAAGGATTTCTTAATTTTTTGAGAGGCGACGCTGGTAAAAGCGACGGCTCACATGATCCATTAAATCTTAACGCTGGGAATGTAGCCCCTAAATATTTAGGGAGGGGTGATTGGCAACTAGGTGGGGACTATATAAATCCGCAATGGATGAATCAGTACGGGTGGTATCAAGGCCAGCAAGTTTCTCCACATTTTACTCCTGTTAATGTTCAAAATCCTAACACTGATCCTGAGATAGCTAATTTAGCTAGAACAGGTATGCGGTTTCCTGATGCTGTTTATGGCCCTAGCGCCACTGATCCTTTTATTATGGGGCGTGGCAACCAAGGGGTAACGCCTGAAGAGTTAGCAGAATATAGCGACATAGCTAAGTTTATTAGCATGTTTGATGGACCTGCTACTGATATAGGAGATTACGAACGAAGTCCAGAACCAGATGCTCCTTTTGAGTTTGATTTTGGAGGTTCATCCCAACCGTATTACGACATAGGCGCTATGTGGGGGAATCTATTTGATCAACAGCGTGAAGCTGCTAATGAGAAGTTAAACACGGTAACAAATTATTTAAATGAGCTGCAAGGTGATCGTAAAGCTTACTTTGATGGTCGAGTTGAAGAAGTTGCTGCAAAACGTGCAGAACGAGGTGCAAGGCGTGATGAAAGGTTTGCTACTTGGTTGCAAGACATAGATCAAAGAAGGGAAGCTTCTGAACAGCGTGCTGCTGATATGGGGATCGATACTATATATGGTAGCGATTTCTTAGCCAATGAAACAAAAGCTATGCTTCAAGTTTCGCAAATGTCTGGCGCTGACATGTTAAATGTTGTTGACAGTGTTATTGACGAATCTATTGATTTTGCTGAAACTGAATCTGATTTATCTATCAGAAATGCTTTGGTTCAAGCTTCTTTAACGCATGAAGAAGAGTTGGCTACGATTAATCAAGCTGAATTAGCTCAAGAGATATCGACTGCTCAGGCTGCTAATGCTGCTGCTGTGGCTAACCAAAAAGCGAAAACTAAGATGGCTTCTATGGCTCAGATTATTTCGATGATGCCTGATGTGTCGCCACAAATGGCTCAATTCATAGTAATGGCTGATGACGCATTTGGAACTGACATGGGTGCTACGTTCTTAAATAACTACATGTTCCCAGAGGAAGAAGATGTTGAAACTACTGTTGAGATGGATTTGTTTGATACGGGAACTAAGCAACCATATAGCAAAGAAGAGATGGAAATTCTTAAGTTGGCTAGAGATGTTCTCAAACCGTACCAAATGCAACAACCTGAAGATCCAACTGATTTCTGGGTTGAGTTTGGTCCAGAGTGGGATATTAGTGGATTGTCTGGGAAATACATCGCTGCTAATCCTGAACAGGTAGATCTATTCATCGAGCAAGGAGTTATTCCTCCTATGTCTGGTTGGGGGACTGACTTCGCAACTAATTACGCTGCCCTATCAGGCTTTAGTACAGCAGAATAATGGCAATACCTCCAGCTCCAAGAGTTCCTCAACCAAGTCGTGAGGACTTTATTAACGCTATAGGTGGGATTAAACCCCAATTACCTAAAGCTAAATCGTTATCTAGAGATGATGTGTTATCTGTTTTGGCTCCGCCACCTCAGATGCCTACAAAAGCTCCTATCTCTCCTTTTGTCATTTCAGATCCCAACCTTATACCTGAGCCAGAAACAGGTGGAGGGATATTTGACATTCCAATAATTGGCGACGTTATTGATTTAGTCGATACTCCTCGTGCGATACTTACTTCTACTGTTAAAGAAGTTGGAGATGCGTTTAGGGGAGATGGCTTTAGTGTAACTGATTGGTGGAACCAAGCTAACGACAACATGATGATGGGTGAGGTTCTTCGTGATTGGGGAGTTGAACTTGGAGGCCCGTGGGATTTTGCGTTAGGGCTTGGTTTAGATATTGCCATGGACCCTTTGACATATCTTTTAGGTGGGTCAGCTTGGGCTAGATACGCTAGCACAGATGACACAGCTAAAGCGCTTTTGAATGCTGCTGACGCTGCTACAGATCGACAGTTGGCAGGACGGCTTAGGTATGCTGCTAGTGAAGTAAAATCAAAAAATTCTATTTATGCAGCAGGTAGAGAAGCCCTAGAAGAGATAGGAATTGATTTAGGTCTTAGATTTACTGTCTTTGGTACTGGTCGTATAAGTAGGGGCATTGTTGAAAGGCCGTTGAGAAGATTATTTCCTGAAGTAGGAAAGAAATTAGACGCTCGACGTATTGCCCAATTACCTCATTCCAAGATAGCTAATGGGTCTAAGTTCTGGAGATGGGGTGAAGAAGCTATTCCGTTTGGGCCAAGGTTTAGGCCAGCTATTGATTTCACTGACCCCAAAAACGTTAAAATTTTAGAGAATCAGGTTGCTAAATTACGAGCTGGGAAACCATTATCTCGTTATAAAACGGGGCCTCGTGCTGGTGAATTGACTGAAGCTGCACGCCTTGCCCAGAGAGCAGTTAAATTACCTGTTGAGTCTTCAATTCGTATTCCTTACACAGATGAGTTTGTTCGTATAGTAGCTGGTCGTGCAGGAAGTATTCTTACTGGTATTACTGCTACAAAAATTGGTAATTATTTGGCTAGACAAATGTCTAGTAAAGCCCCGTTAAATATAGGTATACGAGAATTTGCTAAAAATGGCGATTACGAGATGATGCATGCGCTCATGAATTTGAAGAAAGCTGGCGTTCAAGGCAAGCTTGCTTCTGATTTATGGGCTAATGGAAGTTGGAATGATATCAGATCAATAAAGCGTGACGCTGACAGGTTAGGTATTGATTTCGATGACCTAATAATGAATGCTGCTGTAGAGCCTAAAGAGATAACGTTAAACAGTGGAGGGTACGGAAATATTACAATCACGAACCCTGTGTTTACTACTGGATTTGGCGGTGCAGCAGTTCCGTTTAGGTTAGATCCACGTTATGTCGAGAATCCTGCGTGGGCAGGTTTGCATGATAGGGCGCAACAAATGTGGGCTTCTATGGGGATTAGAGCTAATGGGGCTTTGCCTTATTCGACTCCTTTGAAAGAAGTCAAAGATGAGTTCTATGTGTTGCGTGCATTAAAAGCAGATGTCGCTAAGAACTTAAACATTGTTCGTGATAATGAAGTGTTTGAAATTTCTATAGGTGGTGTTGGTGTAGAAAGCGGTTTGCGTGGAAGTATTTTCTCAAGAAGGAAATACGCTACGCCTAACGCTATTAAGTCGGCTATTGCAGAAGGCGATATTAGTGTGCAGGAAGTTTTTGATAGGGTTCCTGCTGTAAGAGATAAGTTTGAAATAGATTTAGCTGCTGCTTCTGACCTCCCTATCGCTCAACGTATTTCACAATCCGCAGCTTTAGACGAAGCGTTAAAGGACGGTTTAAGGTTTTCAACTGTTGATAACACAATTATGCAAAATCGTTTCCAAGGAATCCCTTTAACTGATGTTGTTAGGCCTAAACAAGGCATGGGTGGCTCTATAGAGTCTCAAATTAAACGAATAGGTACAGATCGTTTAGGTGATGCTTTCGAGGAAATGTTTACTAAGGACTCTGCGATGGCTTTGTCTCGCTATGTAAACATGATGCAAGCAAGGATTCGTAGCCATTATGTAATGGATTACATGAATCAAATAGGTGTCCAGACTAGCGGTAAGAACGGTGCGTGGGCTGGAAGTGCTGCTGAAACTGTCGCTAATCAGGTGCGTCTTGAAGAGGCTGCTCGTGTTGCCACAATTATGGGAACTAAGAGCAGAAAGGGTTTATTATCTAGAGCTGAGTTCTGGATGGATGAAATATTCAAACGAGCTAAAACTGTTGCTCAATACGATGAAGTCCTTGAACGTCCTGCTTTAGGTACTAGTGATGAAGGCTTTGGTAGGCCTTCTCCTGATGAGCGATTTGGCGCTCCTCCGCAACCAGAAGTAAGTCCTTTGCGGGCGCAAATAGTTGAGCAGTTGAAAGATCCTGACAAGACAGGAGCTAGACCTACTGATGTTGTGTTTCAGCCTCAAAAACAAATGGATCGAAGGGCTAAATTTAGCACTGCTGTGCATCGTATATCTGATGCTGAAGCGAAACTTGACACAATCGAAGAGATTATGACTCTTATCGAGCCTACTACTAGCCCTACAGGGCCAAGGGTTACACGCAAGTTGCGTCAAAGATTGATTAATTTATCTCCTGAGGCTTTACGTTTGCTTCAGAATGATACGCCTATTACCGCTGTTGGTAAACCTACTTTAAGTCAAGTTCAAAGAGCTAAAGGGGTAAGGGGCAAGAAGGAAGTAATGATAGGTGGCGCTAGAAGTCGTGCTGCTTCTCTTGAAACTTATGAAGAAGCAGTTGAGTTCCTTGTCGATGTTGCTCAAGAATTGCGTAATCTAGTTGAATTTAGAGATGAACTGGTTGCGATATTACGTCAGATGAAAGATGAGGGAACTGATCTTCCATTTGATTGGCTTATTGAGAAAGTAAATGTTATTGATGCTGGTATTAATGCCAATAAGCGTTGGCTTGAAGATGTAGCTAGTACTTATGTCCGTAACGTTATCGAAACTGATTCTACGACAATGATGGCTCAAGCTTTGCGTGATTTAGCGATGCATGGTTTAGCTGGCCATTATCGTTGGGTTACTCCTAAGGGGAAAGTCTCATTGGCGCTTCGACGAGCGCCTTTAGGTGGTAGTGGAGGGCAAGGAAAGCTTTACATGGAGGAATACAATCCTATAGCTTTCAAGTCACAGCGTGAAACTTGGACTGGGTATTCTGAACCTATGCCATGGGTTACTGGCAGTTTACCTGTCGAAACCCCACATGGTTACAATCCAAGGTTTTTCCATGACCCTAACACTCCTTCTGATTTTTGGAGAACTCTTAGATTTAGTGATGAAGCTCAAGTAAGGCCTTACACAGGTATGGCTACTGGAGGTAGAGGTGGTGGAACTCCTTTAACTGGCCCAACTGGACGACCTATGAAACTTGAGAATTGGGTTTACGATCCTCGAACTGGAATTATGGTTCCTCCTGACAGCATACTTGCTGCTGAAATTAGAGCTGCTGGTGGGTTTATTGGTGAGGGTATTCCTTATGAAGGTCGTCCTTTCGTTGCGTTTCTTGATGAGAACAGTCCTATGGCTGAGTTAATTAAGCAAAGAACTACTCGTGCTATGGATGGAAGTATTCCGCAATGGCAACGTGAAGAATCTCTTGATCAGCTTGCAAGAGGCGACAAAGAATTGAAAGAATTTTTGGATAGTAGTACAACTGCTGAAACACTTGCTATTGATGTCGCTCATATGGTTCCACGCAAAGTTATTATCGAAGGCCCAGAAGCTATTGAACGTTGGATAAGGCGTAATATCAATGTCAAAGGGCGTGCTGATTATCGCAGGGCTAAAGCAAAGTTTACTCCTGAGGGTAGGCCTTCTCGTACTGAGAGAACAGTTATGAAAGTTCCTAAGTATGAGTCCCCTGTTAAGAACCTTCAAGAAGTTGCTGCTAAAACTGGTGATGTTAAATCGATAACTTTTGGTGGCTACATGAATGAGCTGGAACAGCTTGCAAAGGTTATTGACGATGAAGCTATTTATTATTCTTGGCTTAACTCTATAGATGGCATCAGGGACGGACTTAAGTATGTTGAAGGTCTTAGCCAACGTCACGCTACTATGGCCTTAGGAGATTTCCTATCTGCTGACGCTAAGAAAGCATTCCTAAAGGGAATGCCTATTCCTGACGCTGAAACTACAACTATTTCGGAATACATGGAAATCCTTGAGCAACAGATAACAATGTATCGTGCTAGGGCGCAAGGTGGCGAGACTGGTTTAGGTGGCTTCATTAAAGACATTGAAGATCGTTTAGCTGAGTTGCAAGTTTATAAGGCTAATATGCTTAACGAAATAGATATTGCTCGTGAGCGTATTAACAATGTTTTGAATGAGTTTATTAGGTTACGACGAGAAGCCATGAAAGGCACTCCTCGTAAACCTCGAAGTGGTTATATTTACGCTGAGAATCAATATCAGTCAGTTCTTGATGCTATTGATGCAAAGAATTTAAGTGTTAAAAAGATAACAGATAATTTGCGGTTGCGTTTAGATGAGCTTAGGGAAAGCGCTATAACGAGAGAGCGTTTAAGCGCTATCGATGTTAGAAGCCCTGAAGGTCAAAAAGCTGCACTTAAAGAAATCCAGAAAGTTCGTAACTATTCTGGATTTGCTGATGTGTATGGAGCAGCAGCTAACGATTTTATGCTGCAACAAAGACCTTTCTATGGTGGTTTAGGTAAAGCCCCTAGGTCCAGAGTTAGCGACACTACGAAGCGTACTCTCGCTAGTCAAAATTTAGTTGGTGCTAATATCGATGATGACCAGTTAATTGCATATGCTGAGGCTTTTCAAGCTGTAGCTAGGACACAAGACCCTAAAGTCTATAACGACTTTATGCAAAAGTATTTACCACTTGTTAACTATTGGAAAGCTTGGGCTGTTTCTACAACAGGTTTCTTTATGCGTAACTTGTTGGGTGGTGTTTGGATTAATTCAGCTCTTAAAGGCGTACCAATGCATTACCATGCTCGTGTTAACGAAATACGGAACTTGGGTGCTAAGGCTGGTAAAACCCAAGACGTTATCGAGGGTATAGATGCGTTAATTGCTGCTAATAAACCTGTGAGGTTAAGTGGCGTTCGTGTTGGTAGAGGTGTCGCTGGTAGCCAAGTTGTCACAGTTGATGAGCTTAAAGCTTTTAAATTGTGGAATGAAACTGGTATAGGTGGTAGCGGTCAGGTTTCTTTGGAAATTCAATCTCAGGTTGATGATTTTGCTACATGGAAATCATCTTTGCGCCCATGGAAGAAAGACCCTGAGGGTGAGCGTTTGATGGTGCAGAGAGGGCAAAAATCTCCATTTACTAAATCTTACCCTTATCTTGCTCCAGAATTTAAACCTATTTCGTGGATACGTTCAAGGAACCAAGACACGGAATACATGCTTAGGGGTGCTATGGCTCATGATGTCATCATGTCTGGTGGCACTTTAGAAGAAGCTATGGAGATGGTTATAAGGCATCATTTTGATTACTCAGATTTGACTAACGCAGAGCGTAGCATTAAGGGAGTTATTCCTTTCTGGACTTGGCAAAAACATATTGTCCCTGTGTTAATTGAATCGATAGGTAAGAAGCCTGCTGCTTGGGGAAGGTTGGCTCAGGTTAAGAAAGAACTTGAGTTGCATTCTCCTATGGAAGGTATCGTTCCTGATTACTTTGGTGAGAACATGGGTATTCGTTTACCATTTAGCACTGCTGCGGGTAGGGTCTATTGGCTTCCTGACTTACCGTTTAGGGATTTGACGAAGTGGACTAAGGACATGGATTCAAGTTCTGACTTGCTTGGTATTCCTCAGAACTTCTGGAGAGTTGGTAAAGAGTCAGCTTTCCCACCTATTAAACTTCCGTTTGAGTTATGGGCTGGGAAGCAAACGTTTGCTGATATTCCATTGACTGGAAGGTATCAGCAGGCTCCTTCTTGGGCGCAGATACCTGTTATTAAAGATGCTTTGTTAGCAATGAATGTTGCTGTGAAGACTCCTAAAGGGGATATAAAGATGCGTGATAAGCATATTTATATGTTTGATCAGGTGTTGCCTATCTTTGGTCGTATGAGGCGTTTGTTCCCTAATGAGGAGCGTAAGCAGAAAGCGTTTACTACTACGTTTATTAACACTTTCTTTGGTGCTGGTGTTCGAGTAAACTCTAGTCAGGAGCAGATGTCGCAAATAGCGAAGAATGAAAGGGAGCTACAAGAGAATATGCGTGATCTTAAAGACATGCTTTATAGGAGAGTTTGATATGGCATTGACTATTATAAGTAGAAGCGGTTGGGGATCTAGGGGTCCTAAGAGGCCTTTATCTAATCTAAATAAACGTCGTGTGAAAGGCATTGTATTACATCACTCAGGGGTAAAGAATGGCCCTAAAGGTGCTAGTGCTGTAAGGGCTTTTGAGAAGCACCACTTGGATGCAAATGGTTGGAACGCAATAGCGTACAACTGGCTAGTTGATGAGGACGGGGTGTGCTACGAGGGGAGAGGCGCTGGAAAAATTTCGGCTGCAAATAGGCCATGGAATAGCCGTACTGAGTCGATTTGTTACACGGGTTGGGGCGCTAGTCCTATCCCTGAAGCGACTAAGCGCACTATTAAAGCGCTTGTCGATGACATCCAAAGACGTTATGACCAGAAGTTATGGGTTAAAGGTCATCGTGATTTAGCTTCTACAAGCTGTCCTGAGGCTGTTTTGTATCAATGGATGCAGGCAGGTATGCCTTTAGACGGTTCTGTGATAAGAACAGACAAGGAAATTGTAGAAGAGAACGTAGAAATAGCTCGTTTAGGCGTTCAAGTCATCAAAAAGCCGTTATCGAAGCGTCGTAGAAGCCGTGGAGAGGCCGTCAGGGTCGTCCAGAAGCGCTTAAATGAGCTTGGACATGATGCAGGGCCAGTGGATGGGCATTTCGGCCCTAAAACGGCTTCTGCTGTTCGTTCGTTCCAACGGAAATATTCTAACTTCTTGTCTGTGGACGGTGTTGTTGGAAAGAACACTTGGAAAGTACTGTTCTCTTAATGGGACAGAATCAACTATATATAGGAGGCTACCATGCCAAAAGGTAAAGGTTACGGGAACTTTGAAGGTACGTTTGGGTCGCAAAATGAGCAACCCTACGATTCTTCTTCGTCAGAGAATATGGCTGATATGGCTGTAAAGTCGAAGAAAGACGCTGCGTATTTGCGTTCAACTAGTTTAGGTAACGCTCACCACGGTGGGCGACCATTCGGAAAGTGAAGCGTTATGCCTAACAAAAGGAAACCTAGAAGGCCTAAGTACTAATGTCAGACTCAGCAAATGACCCAATCATAGAGATGATAAAGGTCTTGTTGCCTTTGGTATTTGGTGGTGGAGATGGCAAGAACAAAAATGCTGATAGAGCTAAGATTGTTTCTAGCGTAGCTCCCCAGAGTAATCGTGGTCGAAACATGACTACACAGCAAGACCCTGTTAGTCGTTCAGGTGAACGTGCTAGTGGGAAGAGCAGCACGCAACAGTCTATGGATTATCTGTCAGGCATTGTTCCTAATAGTCAACGTGATTTTGGGCAAATAGTGATTGACCCTGCACAAAGGCAATGGAATCATGGCTTTACTCCCAACATGAATGTCAACATGTGGAACCCAGAGATGTTTAAAACTAATCCTTTGAGGGAAGCTATGAAGCATGGGATGCGCCCAGATTTGTATTCTGGGCCTTATGTTCGGGATGTTCCTGCTGAACGTGAAGCTTATAACAAGCATTACGCTAATTTGGCAGCTTTTGTGGCAGGATTAGCTGGGGGAAAGACTGGTGGAAACACAAGATCAGGCCCTAAACGGCAAGGAAGGAATACATGACGGACCAAAAAGCTGTATTTAACTTCAAAGATTGGGCTGAACGTACAGCGTGGACAGCAGCACAGTCGTTTCTAGCTATATTTGTAGTCACTGATTTATCTACTTTGAAAGCAGCAGCTACCGCAGGTATTGCAGCGGTTCTTGCTGCTGTCAAAACGCTGGCACAACAACGTTTCAGAGGGTAGCCCATATGGGTCCCGACGCAGAGTTCGAGCATAGCTGGGCTGAGTGGATGGCTGTAGAGGGTTTAGATCTTGAGGATGAGATCGCTTTAGAAATGCGGGAGAGCAGGCATCGTCTGGATATGCATGATGGAACGCATGGTCAATGGGATAATGACGAGTTGGGTGTGCTTATTGTTTTCTCTGAAGAAGAGGTAAGGAACATTCTGCGCCAATGGGATGACGCAAATAACGGCAATATTATGTCAATATTTGCTTTAATGAACTGGTTAGAGGGTGTCACAACCTTCTTATTCGACTGTTTGAAGCTACGAGACAAGGATTTAGAGTCCTAATCGGTCCCTTACTACTTCGTATTCCAGCAATAATCCTCGTATTTTATCTGCTAAAGCATCTCTTCGCCTAGCAAAAGTGGTCTTTGGGATGCCTAATACCTTCGCTACGAACCTCATGGACAGCCCAACATCGACCAGCATGTGGTAAATCCACTGTTCTTCTTCAGTTAATTTGTTAAATACTTCGACGATGGCTAAAGCTAGTTCTTCTTGGACCCTGTGTAGCCCTTCTGTCGATTCGACAGGATCTTCTAATGGTCTGGTATTCATCAGGGCTTCTAGTTCTGTCTCGAATTTGCCTTCGCCTTTCCAATGCGAAGTGCGCTTCAGGCGTACTGGCGCTAAAGAAGGAAACCCTAAATGTCTTATTGCTTGAAATACACGTTCCCCTTCACTGGGGTTATTCAACAGCCCACGGTAACAGTTTGGAGCTTATTGAAAAGTATTTTTTGCCTTCGTGGAAGCTTCCTATAGGCACATCGTTCTTATTGATTATGTTCATCATGTCTCTGAAGGTTACTTCTGCGTAGTTTTGCCTTGTGGATGACCAGACCCAGATCCATACTGGAGCGCCTGTTCCGTCCCACCATTGCAAAGCAGCTAGTTTCTCCATCTTGAGCTTTAATGGGGTTCTGCCCATTCCTACCACTTCGACAAGCCTCTGTGGGTCGGCTTGGATGTAGTCAGGGGTGTAACGCAATACATGGGGAAGGTAATGGAACTTTGTCATTCCTTCTGGCCTGTTAAATCCATATCTAGCCCATTGCGTGTTTCTTAATTCAAATTGTGTTTCTGCTTCGTCACCCATGGCAGCAAAGCGTTCCTGATAGGAACCCTCATGGAATGGTTTATTCATTTTTTACTCCCTTTCAGTAAGTGTATTTGTCTGTCATCGTCGTATGCCAGACCGTTTAAGGCATCTTCGATGCCTTTAACGTAGTTGCTGATGTCTCCCCTGAGTGGGGAGAAATCAACATCTATCTCCTTAATCGTTACGAAAGCCTTGTCTTTATATAAAGATATCGTTAAAGAAACGGGGCCATCGAACTTAGGTCCTTTGTAGTAAGTCTTTACGGCAGCTTCGTATTCCCTAGTTGCCTTTGGCGTAAAGGTTCCGTTCTTGGTCACCCTTGGCCTTCCCTTACTCTTGGGCCGTATTGGAATTGTGAATTGGTATTGTTCAGCCACGACGGACCTTCTCTGATGCACGTTCTACCAGATTACGCAACTGTTTCTCTCCATCTCTTCTATCTTTAAACTTTCCGATCTTATCGTCCAGTTTCCTAGTCCAATCCACCGTAGCATCGATAGAGAAATCTTGCCATAACAAGCTACTTGCGAAGGCGTACAGGACCTCTGAGCGGTCTTCTGTGACGTTTCCTTCTTCCCAAATTCGCTTGGCTACGCCTATAAACTCGCCATTTAGCCTCTCTCCAGCGGTAAATTTGACCCTTTTAACGGGTTCAGTAGCCTCGTACAGGGGTAATAGCTTCCTAAAGGTCGATAAAGCAGTTCGCTTCGCTAATGCCTCCTCCACGAACTGCTTCAAGTTGTACCCTTGGACACTTTGCCTGTCCTTGCCCCTGATGTGTGGGTAAGGAAGACGCAGGCAATTACCCATTTGTCCTTTGTCGAGCTTCACCTGCTTAGGGTAAACCTCCTTTATAGGTACATCTACGACCCTGCACGCCCCTATCATGCAGTTCCTTCCAAGAGTTGCGGAGATGGGTTCCTTTAAGTAAACCCATACATGGTAACCCTTGCTCTTAGATGGTTCTTTCCACGAGGATATGTTCATCTTTGTCAGTAGGGCTTGAAGGTTATCTGCGTGAACGTCGCTGATTTCACCTTCGTCTAGATCTACTGCTACCCAATTAACTATCCATACGTTATTCCTCTCCCATAGGGGATAAACCCCTATGGGAGATTGCCCCATTAGATGGTCCTTGATTGATTCAAGGTATTCATCCCCCGTTGCCTCTTTGTAAAGTGGTCGCACCTGATCTTTCACAGTTGCGATGTTTCCGCCCTCATGCAATTCAGCAAATCCTTTTATTGTCGCATCATCTATCATCCGTTTACCCCCTCGTGGATATGGACTACAGCCCAGCAGAAATCAAAATTGAAATCGTCCTTCTCTGCGTAGTCGTTGTATTCCTCCGAGTCAGCATGGCTAAACACATCATGGTTCTGGCAATAGACGGGGCCACAGAAGCCTTCGTCTATTCCATATTGCAACCACGAGTTAAAGTCTGGAGTAACCATTATTCTAAGAACCTGTCGTCTTCGGGGATGTCAGATTCGTAGTACTCTCTGACGAATCCACAATCAGGGTCCATGTAGTAATCGATAGGTGGCGATGTGATCTTGCAAGGTGGGCGTTTGTTCTTACATAGGTCTAGCGAAACGCTGACGCTATGTATCCGTCGCTCTTCATCCGTTAGCTTTGGATTATCCCTGCGTCGGAATACATTCAGTTGCAGAATTGCGTATTCATCTGCGTTGAACTTTCCGTCGTCCATGCCACGGCTGGAGCCACGATGAGATTGTTTGCCTGATTGGTGTATGAGTCCAACAGGCAGGTTCTCTCGTTCTGCCCATTCCTTTAAGTTTTTCAAAACCTTAGATACGCCTTCGTATCCAGATGCTTGCGGAAGCTGTTCGAGAAAGTCAACCATGGCGAAGCGTGGCTTGTGTTGCCAGTAGTCTTCACACTCTCGCATTGCCACTGACATGTCGTCGAACGATAATGCGTTGGGGAATATCTTGACACGATCTAGGAATCCATCTCTGGCCTCCCTAATCTCTGAGAGTACATCTCTGTCCTCTACTCGTATTGCTTCTTCTACCTCTGCTAGGTTTCGTCGGTATAGGAGTGCGTATAGTTTCGCTACCACGAGTACCTCTGGTTCGTCAGGTGTGTAAATCACACTATAGAAGTCAGGGTCTTCTTGTAGGTTGCGTGCGATGCTGGAAAGTACGACTGCGCTCTTACCTGAATGCGCTCTTCCTGTTACTACCAGTACGTCGCTCGGCCATACGCCTCTCATCTTTTCATCTATGTCTTGTAAACCTAAGTAGAAGCAGTCGTGGCTTCCTTTGGCGTACTCGACCCATTGGTCTACGGCCTCTGAGGTAGGCCTAAAGAACTTGTATGTTTCTCCCTCTTCGGGAAGGTTGAGGCCAGATAGTCTGGCCTCAACCTCCGCCTCAGTGAGGGCTGTTATGCCCTCCGCCATCAGCTTGCCTGATATGCGAAC